CTACGTTTGTACTGTTGACGTGGCTAGAGGTGGTGGACAGGATTACTCGGCTTTTGTGGTTGTTGACATTACTGAGTATCCCCATAAAGTCGTAGCCAAATATAAGAACAACGAAATCAAACCGATGTTGTTCCCGTCAATCATTTATGAAACAGTAAAGTCATATAATAATGCATGGGTATTATGTGAGGTGAATGATATTGGTGATCAGGTTGCAGCTATTCTAAACTATGATCTCGAATATCCTAATCTCCTTCAGTGTTCGATGAGAGGACGTGCAGGACAGATCGTCGGTCAGGGCTTCTCTGGAAAGAAAACTCAGTTGGGTCTCAAGATGTCCAAGGCCGTCAAAGCGGTGGGATGTTCCAACCTGAAGACAATGATTGAGGCCGATAAGGTTCTCTTTAAAGACTACGATATTATATCAGAACTTACCACATTTATACACAAGAGAAACTCATTTGAGGCTGAGGATGGGTGTAATGATGACCTTGCAATGTGTCTTGTCATTTATGCGTGGTTGGTCGCCCAAGACTACTTTAAAGAACTAACCGACCAAGATGTCCGTAAGAGACTGTACGAGGACCAGAGAGACCAAATAGAACAGGATATGGCCCCATTTGGATTTATTAGTGATGGTCTAGAAGATGACATGATCACTGATGATGATGGAACAGTTTGGAGAAAAACAGACCTCGATGATATCAATTCCACGTATGGAGACATGAGTTTTATGTGGGAGTACAATTGATGGACATTGGTGATGAATTTGATCTAGAACATTTACTATTTGTTGAGAGAAACTGCAGGACTTGTGGAGAAAGAAAGAACCTCATTGAAGACTTTTATTTGACAAGGAAGGATAGAGGTTCTTATCCATCTGCATATTCTTATGAATGTAAAGTCTGTACTATAAAAAGAATCACCAATAAACGCCAACAATCAAAAAAACGCCAACGAGAGGATCTTCGTTGGTATTATCCAGATTGGTAACGTTCACGTCCAGTTTCCCCATCTGAAAGAGTAGCAAACAATAAATAAATTTAGAAATAAACTGAAACTTCTAGAGGAAATCAGATGGCTGGTTTAGGCTTAGTCTCCCCTGGTATTAAGGTAAGGGAAGTAGACCTTACTAGAGGTGGCATCACAGGCGTTAGCGACCAGACTGGCGCCATCGCAGGACCATTTACTCAAGGTCCAGTCAATGAGCCAATTCTCATTGAAAATGAAAAAGACTTAGTAGACACTTTTGGTGAGCCTCAAGAGACGAGTGCTCAATATGAGTATTGGATGAGCGCCTCATCTTATCTCTCTTATGGTGGTGTTCTCAGAGTAGTAAGAACAGATGGTCAGAGTCTGAATAACGCAAACTCTGCAGTCGCATCTGGATCTGGGTCTTCCATCACAAGTCTTAAAATTAAAAACGTAGAAGACTATTTCAATAGTTACGCTTCAGCTACAACTTGGTATTGGGGTTCAAAAAACCCAGGAACTTGGGCCAATGGATTAAAAGTCTGTGTTGTTGATGGTCGTGCCGACCAGACACTCACAGGTATCACCACTGCTGGTATTGTTGTTGGTGCTGCGGTAACACAGGCCTTTGGTGGAGCAAATGTTGGTGGTATTGGTACTTCTTTACAATTAAACGGACACCTGAAAGGTATCGTTACTGGGGTTGGTGCTTCAAGTATTGAAGTAAAGGTAACGAATCAGGTTTCTACTGCAGGTTCGGTAACAAATGCAGACTACCTGAAAGGTGGTGTTTACGAATTTAAGACCTCAAGAGTTCTAACAATCGCTGGTGCTACTGGATCAGCAACGACTTCGATCACATTAACGAGACAGGTTGCTGGAACTGATGCCGGCCTCGTTGGAGTTGGAAGTGATGTTATTTTATATAATGCATCACCACAGGCGTATGTCATTGACCAAGCTGGTGGTCAAGCAGTTGCAATCGGTGCTACTGGTGCTTTCCTTAGCACTACAAGTGGAATTAATACTCTTGGAGTAAGCAACAATAACATTCTGTTGATTGGTACAGAATTGATTGGTGTTGGTAACACTATTGTTTCTGCAACTGGATTTGTTGGATTCTCAACCAGAGGTATTGACGGAACTTCACCATCTGCTCACAATGATGGATCAACCGTAGTTCTTCTGTCTCAAGCTGGTGCAGCAACAACAGTAAGAGCAACTCAAACTTCCTCCACAAGCCTTGAGGTTAATGCACTCAATGGTATTGATGTCAATGATTATGTAAGACTTCAGACTGTTGGTGTTGGAACAACTGGTGAACTTGCAAAAGTAACTGGTATTACAACAAACTCTGCACTCACACCCACAACTGCTGTTGATTGGTACGAGTCTCAAACTCTTGGGCTCGATAACTCAACAGTATACTGGAAGAACGTTGCTCCAAAACCTGGAACTTCTGCATACGCGGCTTCAAGAAATTCAAGATTTGATGAAGTTCATGTATTAGTAGTTGATGATTCTGGTTCAATCTCTGGAACATCTGGACAAATTCTTGAAAAGTGGGTTGGTCTTTCTAAGGCCAAAGATGCAACACAGTTTAACGCTCCAATCTACTATAAGGACTACGTTGCAAACAATTCAGAGTATTTGTTTGCTGGTTACGCACCTCTTGGAACACCTACTGGATTCTCTACAGGAAACACTGCGTTCACCGCGGCCGCTTCTGCTTGGGGACAAAACACTCAAGGTATTACATTCTCAGGTATCGGTAGATCCACGTATTCATTAGAAGGTGGTAAGGATTACGGCGGTACTTACACCGCTCCTACTTACACTACAACTCTTGGCGATCTGATGGAGGGTTATGATCAGTTTGCCAACCAAAGAGAATACCCAATCAACTACCTGATCATGGGTCCTGGACTTTCTTCCAGAGAGGAAACTGTAGGTAAGGCTAACAAACTGGTTCAGATTGCAGAAAACAGAAAGGATTGTGTTGCAACTATTTCTCCTAAGAGAAGTGATGTGTTGAGTGGTGACACTCCACTTACAAATACAGATACACAAACTAACAATATAATTGCAACTCTTGATAGTGTAAATTCTTCTTCTTACGCCGTTCTTGATTGTGGTTATAAGTACACTTACGATCGCTTTAATAACAAGTTCCGTTACATTCCAACCAATTCTGACGTTGCTGGAATGATGGCAAGAACCTCACAGAATTCTTTCCCATGGTTCTCACCAGCCGGAACAACCCGTGGAACTGTTAATAATGCAGTTAAACTTGCATATAACCCATCACAGGCACAGAGAGATCTCTTATATACAAAGAGAATCAATCCAATTATTGCTGCTCCTGGTCAAGGTGTTATCCTCTTTGGTGATAAGACTGCTCTGTCCTACACCTCCGCGTTTGACAGAATCAATGTCCGTCGTCTGTTCTTGACGATTGAAACTGCAATCGAAAGAGCTGCACGTGCTCAACTGTTTGAGTTCAACGATTCAATCACCAGAGCAAACTTTGTTAACATCGTAGAACCTTATCTCCGCGATGTTCAAGCAAAGAGAGGTGTCAGTGACTTCTTGGTTGTTTGTGATGAAACAAACAATACTCCAGATGTCATTGATGCAAATGAGTTCCGTGCAGACATCTTCGTGAAGCCTGCCCGTTCGATTAACTTCATCGGTCTGACATTCGTTGCTACACGCACGGGTATCAGTTTTGAAGAAGTTGTCGGCACTGTCTGATAACGTTGTTCATTCGATTAACCTAAACAGGAGATTAGAAGAAAATGCCTCAGCAAATCCCTAATACAGGGGCTAATGCGAGAACCCTGGACACCTTTAAATCGAAGATGCTGGGCGGCGGTGTCCGCCCCAACTTCTTCGAAGTTGAACTCAAGTTCCCTGCTCTGGCCATCGATGATAACGATGTCAGTGACAAGGTTAGATTCCTTGTAAAAGGCGCCAACCTTCCCGCCTCAAATATTGCCCCAATCTCTGTTCCTTTCAGAGGCCGCGAACTTAAGATCGCTGGTGAGAGAACATTTGATACCTGGACTGTTACTGTTATCAACGATAGCAATTTCACCCTTCGTGATGCTTTCGAAAAGTGGATGAACATGATCAACAAAGTCTCCGATAATGGTGGAGAAGTTGATCCTACTGTTTATCAACAGGAAGCATATGTTCACCAGTTAGGTCGTGCTCCAGTTACTAACGCAACTGCAGCTCCCGTTCAAACTGGTGCAACTATTCCCATTCTGCGTTCATACCATTTCCATGGTATTTTCCCAACTCAAGTTGCTCCAATCGAACTGTCTTACGATCAGAACAATGTGATCGAAGAGTTTGCGGTTGAGATGCAAGTTCAGTGGTGGGAAGCCCTGAATGCAAATGGCCAGGTTGTCGTAGGCTGATAAATAACCTCATAGGCAACGGTTTATAACATGGCTGGTAGATTATTTGGATTTTCAATCCAAGGGGCCAACGGCGATAATCTGCCTCCTTCAGCGGTTACTCCTGTT